TCATGCTGTACACTGTAAATACCGCATAGCTTCCAGTCGATTCTTGCAGTCCTGGTAAATATCTTTGTAATTACGTCCTGCCGCCATGCCAGTTCTTAAAGTATGCGTTATCAAATGTTCCACCAGCGCCAGGTCATCTAACTGACTTCCGGCAGCAGTTGTCTTGTCAGTGATTCCTACACTCTTATATGCCAGTCTGGTATAATTGCTGTAATAGTGATCTGCGTGAGTGCTTCCCTGCGCTCTGGCATATTCCACAAATTCCTTGATAACATCCGTCTCTGCTCTTCTGGTGGCTCTCTCTTCCTGATCTGCTATCTGATAAGCAGCAGTATTCTTTTCATAAACAAGTCTTTCCATCCGGTTGAACGCATCAATATACTTCCATTTCCAGGCATCCGCTTCTTTTCCAGTAAAACCAAATGCCAGGAACACAAAGCCATCTTTATTCAACAAATACTTTTTATTATATTTTCCGGAAGCATCTTTATACTTAGATGGCTTGATGCACTGAACGCAATTTTGCGTTGAGTCATTTGCCAATAAATTCTCTATTGCTCTAATGACATCTGAATGCCTTTTTCCAAATTTCTCCGCTACCTGTAAACTATCACATACTGCCTGTTCATTTTTAAGATATACTAAATCGTCTATAACAACGCTCCTTTCCGCTCTGCAATTATTTTCAGAGCTATATAAACCAATGCTTCAAGTTTTTTCAAGTTCTATTTCGGAAATAACTGTACTGTTATGGGGCTACATATAAAAAATCTCAACATTTCTCAACAACCATGAGTAAATATGTTATTGCTTTTCGGCTATATATGCGGAAATGCAATCTTTTTCCAACATAATGCTGTTTCTCACCGCTTCCTCACCGCTTTAATTCCATTTCTCACGGGTTCGTCACGGCTTTGTGCGGCTTTCCTGCGGCTTCATTATCAATAACAGGGATCCTCAAAATAATGGATGCCCCTTTTTATAACTTTTCACTGCTTCCTCACTGCTTCAATCAGACCAATACCGTAAAAATCAGTAATAACGCATGACCGTAAATGACCGTATTTCTCATAATAGGTCTTTTATTGGGCCGTAGGTTCGGCAGCAGGATTTTTATTAAATACCGGCATCATCTCTTCTCTCTATTTTATCGGCTCATTTAGCCTTTTTATTCCCTTACCCTTACAACTTTACCTTAGTTGCATTACAATTGATTTTTACTCTGTTTTATTCCTGTACTCCTTTATTTTCAGACACATTACGTCTCATCCGTTCTCCCATCTGCTGACGCTGTTCCTCTGTATACTGTTTCGGTGGTGAAATCCGTATCCAAGCTACCGGAACATGAGCACAAATACTTCCGTCCTCATTATCCGCAATAATCTGACAATCATCAGGATGTTTCTCTGACAGCTTGCGGATTACTGACTTATACCGGCCCTGAGAGAATGTTAATGTTGCTTTAGTACCATTAGTCATAAATTCAATTGCATTTTCGTTACATCCATTCATAAAAATCTCCTTTTTGTTTTGTTCGTGTATTGTTCATGTTCTCTCTGTTCGCTCTTTGTTTACTGACTCATTAAAAGGTCATTTCTCGGGGTTCGCTCGGAGTTCGATAACATCTGAGTGCATTTTCTCAAAGTTCGTTCGAAGTTCATTTTGGAATCATGCGCCAGACTTTTAGGGACTCCGAAATCTCTGAATAGTCACCCGCGCGTTATCGCGTCAACGAATTCCCTACATTTTTTCATCTATATGCCGATAAATGTTAAGTTTTGTTAAGTTCTGCACCTCTATATCCGAAAATATAAGGTTTTTTAGGTTTTACCTATACATACAAAAATGTTAGCTTTTGTTAGGTTCCATGATCCATACAGAAAAATATATGAGGTTTTCTGAGGTTTCTATGGAAAGCCTCTGCCTATATGAGCCAAAATACTAAGTTTTACTAGGCAATCAAAGTACTAAAAAATACTAAGATTTCGGCTATATATGCGGAAACCTTGGAATTTCTTGTCAACACACTTCCCCACTATATACCCTGAAGCTCCACGTTTTTCCAAGATGTATTCCCTATACAGAGAAACAGACGGTTTTGACAGGTTACCAATCCGAGAAGACGCTAATATTTTCGGCTATATATGCTGAAATCGTAGGTTTCCGTAAGTTTTCCCCTATATAGAGTGATATGTGGGGTTTTGTCAGGTTCTACTCTAACCTTTAAAACGGATATCTATTACATGCCTGTAATGCCGCCCGGAACACAGCCAACGTTTTCTTCCGGTACGCATAAAAATCTTTACGATCAAGCGCAACAAACTTCTTTTTGTTCATCTTGTCATAGCTCATTCCAATTACGATACAGCAGTATAATTCGTCAACAATGTTCGGATACACCTCCGCTGCACACTGCAACAGCAATATCTTGTCACGCATCTCAAGATTCTTGCAAAATTCACCCAATCTTTTATCTTCATCTTCTGAAAATCCATAATCTTCATAAGTCGCTTCTCTTGTAAGCATTGGATCCTCCCTGTATTTCCCCTGCCACACTTTCTGCATGACAGGGAATTATTCTATGCCATCTCAAACGGGTTTCTGCCGCTTGTATCTCGTCTCATCTGCGCTTCTTTCATCATCTCGTCAAACAGTGTCCTGCGATTGATCTGTGCCGTAAATCGGTAGCTTCCGCCGCCAGTCTGTCGTCCTGCTGTTTCTTCCCGGACGATCTTTCTAAGCAGAGTTTCCGGTGTCTCGATGTTGTTACCCTGCTTCTGATCGCCCAGAACTGCAAGGAATTCACTTCGAGGCGGAATGACTGCGCCTTTTGCCAGATACGGAACTGTCGATACTCTTGGTAAATTCATTGAGTATTTACCCCATCTCCGCTTCCCATCAGGGGTTGTAACATCGTAAGAAAATGTAAATGCCTTCTCAATACCGGAAAGAGAAGAATTAACATTGCTGATCGTGCTGTTAACCTTACTAACTACTTCATTCAGAATCCCTGCGATTCCTGTTACTGCCCCGGAAATCCCATTAATCAGATTATTGCTCATCTCATTTCCAATCGTATTCATATTTCTAGCAAGTCCGTTTAAACTATCCTTTGTACTACGCACCATCTGAGTTATCAACTGGCTAATTCTCTCGCAAGCCTTTTCCCATTTCTTAGTCATTGTGTTATACTGACCTGAAAAATGGCTCTCCACAGTCTTCTGCATCTCACCAAGCTTTAAATTGGCAGTCTGCTTCATTTTATCCAGATTTTTCTTTACTTCTGATGCCGAATTCCCCCAGTTTGTCACTGTGGTTGTATTCACACCTCCAGAAGCATCCTCTGCTGCTTTCTTTACTCCTGCAAGATTAGTCTCCGCATCCGTTTTCATTTTTCCAGTTGAACTACTTACTGTCTTCTGAGCCTCAACAATACTAGAATCAACACTGCTTTTTGTCGCCTGAGCTGCGGAAGGAAACTCCTGTGCCAGTTTTTTATTCAGCTCATCCAATGGGACTCCTGCTTCTTTCAAGGCATTATAGACAATATTAAAAGCATCCTGCGCATTGGCTGCTGATCCGCTTGTATTATTAAATACTTCTAAAACACCTCTATATGTTCCTGCATACTCACTAGAAGATACACTGAGATCATATAGTACACTTCTGATTCCTTTTATTGATTCTTTCACAGTTATTGAAGATGTATCTATTGTGGAAGAGCTTTCAGAAAAACCTTTTCCCAGAGCTTGCACCTTACCTGTCATTTCTTCAACAAATGCACTTGACACTCCGGCTTGCGCTCCATATTGCTCAAGGATCTGCGTTGCTTTCTCAGCCGATACGCCATATTCGCCCAATTTCTGAACCATGCCGTCATACATCTCACTGTTTGACTTACCGGCAATCTCATCTGCTTCTACTAAAGCCCACAGTTCTTCTACCTGTTTGTTCGTAATTGCATGAGCTTCGCCCATCTTGCCAGCATAATCATGTAAGTATCCACCTGTCTGAGTTAAAATTCCGTTTCCGCCCTGCGCAGTTTCTACTAACTCAGCAATTTTCTTCGTAAGCATAACCGTTCCGGCAGTGACCAGTGTAATTGCACCGGTAGTCCCAACTAAAGAGCCCAAAGAAGATGCAAATGTAGCAATGCCGGATGTAGATCCAGCAAGCGCACCATTGGTCAGATTAGAAATATTTCCCGCTAATGCCTGTACTGATTCCTCTGTAATCAGCTTCTTTCCAATAGTGGTAACAAGGAATTTTACCAGGCTTCCAATGCCCGTTATATCCGCAATCTTTACCGCGATAAACGCCTTACCCAAAAAAGCGGCTATTTTCCCTGCGGTTCCGCTTGCCTCCAAACCATCGAACAAACCACCCAGTGTCCGGGTAATCGCAGTTATTACCTGTTTCAGATGCTTCACCCAGTTGATCTGCCCCAGCATTTCACCAATCCCCTGGCCCAAAGCCTCCCAGTCTGTTTTTTCTGCCATATCAACCAGTGAACTGCATAAGCTATTCAGGAAAGCTTCCAGTTTGCGCCCATTATTCTTCCAGTCGAACTCTGAAATAAAGGTATTAATTCCTCCGGCAATGTTATTTACCAGACCTGTCCAGTCAAATCGCCGGGTAAAGCTGTACAATGTGGTAAATGCTCCATTCAGGCCAGTTGCTAGCGTATCCGCTATCTCACGGAAGGAAATCCTTGAACAGATTCCATTAAGACCATCCGCTATCGCTTTTCCGATTTCTGAAAATGGCAGATTATGTACCATTCCATTAAAGATATCCCAGGTAATCATAAACCGGTTTGCTATGAGCTGCCCCAGATTATTCCAGTTGACTTCTTTTACTAGTCCGGTAATTCCTTCTGCGAATTTCTTTCCCAGATTTTTCCAGTCTATTCCTGTTATCAGCAGGTTTAAGGTATTGACAATCGTATTGATTCCCGCGCCGACAGTCCGTCCTAATAATTTCCAGTCTACATTATCAACCAAGCTGTTAAATGTTCGGGTAAAAGCATCACAGAATTTTGTTATCTTTGGACCGACCTTTTTCCAGCTGATTGCTTCATAGACTTTCTTAAGTCCCTTATTTATTCCACTGGCAATATATTTCCCAAGGCCTTCCCAGTCTTCCGATTTGATTAATTTCTTAATCTTATCCGCAATTCCTTTGATCGAATTAGTAACAGGAACCTTCTTAAACATCTGTGCCGGTGTAGGTGCTGTATACCCTCCGGTATCTCCTATGCCATTTCCATCTGCTGCCGAATCATCATTTTTATTTGATGTATACCGTTGGATCTCATCAAGAGTAGAAAGATATCCTTCTGTTTCTTTATTGGTTTTTTTTGTACTTTTAGCCGCCTGGTTTGTATTTTTTGAAGTCTTTTCCAGTCCTGCCGCATAATCTTCCTGCACTCCAACGGCTTTTACAAAAGTATCCTGTCCGGTTAATGCTGCTGCAAACATTCCCACATAAGTAATTGCACGTGATATCATATCAATAAATCTTGACATGATCGGAGCTACCACCGTGAGGACAGGTGCAAATGCTGTAGCAAACGAATTTTTCAGCCTCGTCATGCTGGACATCAAAGAGGATATTGCTGAATTGGTACTGCTGGAATACTGTGCCAGATTTTCAAATCCGGTCTTCACACCATCACTGACAGCACTTATCGCCCGGAATACCCCTGAAAACAGCAACGACATTCCCAGCATTCGGGAAAGACTCATTCTCGACCGATTTGTCTGTTTATTCAGATTAAACATGTTCTCTACAGCTTTTTTCATCGCTGAAACCATGCTCTTGATAGCAGAACCAGCACGCCTTAATGCGGAACCCATATTCTTCACAACCATACCTACACGGGCAGCAGCTTTCTGCAAATTCTGCATTACCTGCACAAGTCGGCTATTTTTCTGCCGGTATTCCGCAACCTTATTCTTCAGTTTATTGTATGAAGAGTACAACCTTCCATTTATGTGTTCCAACTTCTGCGATTCCACATTGTACTTCTCAGCTGTGCTTTTATACGCATCTGTCGATGTAGGATTCACATAGGCCCTTCCGGTCGTCTGCATCTCTTTTTGTTTTCGCTGTAGCCTGTCAATATCCGCCCAGATATCGTCCATCTGTTTGTCAAGTTCCTGAAGCGGCGCAGAATTTATTGAAAATCCCATATCCAGCCATTCACGCTGTTTTGTCTCAACCTTTACAAACTCATCTTCCAGAGCTTTTATATCGTCTTTGAGCTTTTTATATTCTTCTGTCTCGATTCTGACCTTGCTCAGTTCTTCGAGCTTTGATTTTAGCTCTGATACTTTACGTTCCTGCTTCTCGTAGTTCTGATACAGGTCCGTTATCGCTGTTATCTGCCTCTGGAAAGAACTTTTTGCTGAATCGCCCATCTTCGATACCTGCGCGGATATCCTGGTCATTCCAGCCTTTACAGCGTTCATTCCTTTCGACACACCGCCGGTATCTATCCTGGTATCAATGATAATTGAACCATCTGCCATGTTATATCTACCTCCAAACTGTTTGAGGTGTAGACATTGAATTCTATTTCCAATGCCGTTCTATATTCAGGACTATCCCGTTACCAGGACAGCCCTGTTATATGTATTTACGCTTTGTTTTCTTCTTTCGTATATTTAGCGATATATTTTCTCACCCGCTCCTGCTGCGCCTTCTCTCTCGCCTCAAGCTCTTTCTCAATAATTCCACCAATTACAGTGATAATCTGCTCTGCAAAGGTCTCTCCGCTTTCCAGGACTGTAAATGGGCTGGTAATTTTGAAAAACTTCTCTGACACAGGAGCTCCAAATAACAGATCAATCTTCTCCCCGGCTTCCTTTTCCAGATCTGGAAGAATTTCCTCGAAGTCTTTGTCCTTGATTTTGTCATTGATTCCAGTAAAAAACGCTGCTGCCTCTTTATACCTCTTTAAAATACCTGCATCTGAAGGAATAAATCTGAACACGCCCAGATCATTTCCATCTTGATCAGTAATCTGGTATGTCTTCGCACCGGTCTGAATTACTACTTTTTCCATTAATCCTCATCCTCGCTTTCCTGTTTTTCTGTTTCCAGCTGTCCTTCCAGTTCATTAAGCTCCCTAATCCCATCCATGCATTCTGTGACCTTATCTGCTGTAGCTCTCATTGAATTGCGTACCTCATCACTTTGAACGAAATCCGCATAAAGCTCTCCGATATGTCCAGCCGCATTAGCCAGAGAACTAAATACCCCCTTCTGCAACCTCATTCTTTCCGTGTATAAACGCCTCTGATCTGAAATCTGTTTCTTTCTTCCCATGTCACTTACCTCCGTTCTGTCTGTCATAAATCGCTGCCAGCTCACACACAATCACAAATAACAAAAGACCAATAACTACCACCAAAATCACCTCCGCAACAATGAAATATTACCTGTTATATATATTTTACCATCAAACCTGACCACAGTTGTGGTACATGTTTACCACAGTTTGCGCCATTTTCCATATCGTGATATGATCTTTAATGGCAATAATCCCATATTATTACTTTTTTATACTGGCAACCGGATTATTTCTTTTGGCTTTGTTTTCCAGATCTTTTGCTACTGCTAAAAGAAGGTCCTCACACAACTGGGAATGATGATGATTCTTCCGTAATACTTCTATCTCTTTCACCACTCCCTGCCAGTATACATCGTCTTCAGGTCTGCCCGGAGGATACAGCTTTTTGTATAACCTCCAGCAGTCCGTGAAGATGTCATATATCTGCTTTAATTCTTCTTTATCGTTCACTGGTTACTCCTCCGGCATGATGTATACTTTTTCTCCTGCTGCATACTTTTGAAACATATCATTCAACACTTCTTTCGCGCGTTCTGGACTTGCATATTCCGCAATACCAAAATCACCCTCACAAATACGGTTCTTACTTACATAACTGATATACGTCATTTTGAAATTTAAAACTCGTGTTTTATCCTGTGTCATGATTTTCATGATTATTATCCTTTCCGGCGGTAAGCCGCCTATAAAATCCATTACAAAATCCAACTACAGACTACAACTACAATCGTTCCAAAAAGTTTAAAGTTTTCTTTATATACCCTTATATCCCTATATTATTATCTTTTATATATTTCTTTTTATAGGATGTAGTATTTGTAGAATATGTAGAAACACTTGTAAATACTGAGTTTAAGCGAACTACATTCATTCTACAAACTTCACTACAATCCATAAAAACAACCGCAAAATTACTTAATCAAACGGAAGCTCCATTTGTTCTTGCTCTGAAACAACAACAAACTCAGAATTTTCAGATTCCTCTTCTGTAGTTTTCATTGCTATTTTTCTGAAGCCTCGTTGTTGTCCATATCCATCAAATTTACGTGGGGTTTTAAGCCTTTCCCATCCCGGTATTTTAGCAACGATATTATTTATTTCTGATGCCTGCCAATTTTTTGGTGGTATGGTTTCCTTTAATGCTTCGAACCATATTTCTCTAGCACATACCTGTGTTTTACCTTCCAGGTATTCCTGAATAATCCCCCGCTTGCCATCATCCGCCATATTCGCCTCTTGAAGCTCTTTAGCCTGCTGCATACAGTTTTCCGGAAGTATCAACTGTGGATCTTCGTTTTTCCAAATATGTACTGCTTCCGCCCATGCCTGTTTTATATCGTCCATAGCTTCTGGTATAAAAAGGCTCTTAAATGGTTTTGTAACGCCTGTGTGAATAATAAGAAAACGCCTGTTTCCTGTTTCATCCTGCAAGAAATCATCTTTATTAGTTGTCCCGGCGAATACACACTGTCTGTAAAATGTATCAGCCCTACGCTCATAAGGGATTCTGTATTTGTCCTGTGTGGCTGTCAGGAATCGCTTTACACTCTCCACACCGCCCGCCGTCCTTGCCAATGATTTAAGCTCTGCAAGCTCAATTATCCATGAGCCTGTAAGAGACTGCACTGCCTTGTCTGAATCCAGACTGTCTAAGGAATCATTGAACCATGAATCGTCCAAAGCCATCAATTTCAGAAATGTGCTCTTGCCAATGCCCTGTGAACCCTGTAAAATAATCGTATAATCAAATTTATTTCCAGGTTTATACACTCTTGAAACAGCGCCCAGCATCCAAAGGCGCATAACCTGATATGTATAATCAGAATCCTCTGCACCCAGATACTCCGGTAATAGTTTTCGTATATGTACTTCTCCATCCCATGTAAGGGAATCCAGCAATTCTCTTACCGGATGGAACTTATTACGCATAGAAACATTTTTCAACGCATCTGCAAAGTCCTGTCGGCTTTTAAGCCCATAATCAGCCTGTATCAGCGAAAACAGTGCTGAATCATCATGACTGCTCCATGCTCTGCAATTATTCTCATTTTCCCATGGTACGCTACCATATAGGTAAGGTTGTTGTGCAAACTCATTAAGGCGGATTTTCCCGGCGAAACGGTTGTCTTTATCCATAACGATTTCAAAATTATGTACAAGCTGTTTTACGCTTTTTACATTTCCATCTTCATCGTAGTTGCAGTCAAGAAATTTAAAGACTAATGCCGAACCTCCAGCTACTTCGTCCTTGCTTTTTTGTATTACAGATCGTTTTTTGCCTATATCCTGCTTCTGATCTTGCTGAACATCTGCACAAATCTTCTCTGTATCATCAACATTCCTTATTAAATTTTCAAATTCTTCAACAGTATGTCCTGCTTCGAAATAATCAGTAATGTCTGCTTTAGGCACCTCTGGCATTGGAATAATTATCTTGATACTCTTAGCAGTACCTTTTAAGTCTCTTACAACAGTAGACGCTAATTTCTTTCCCGGATCATCATTATCTGCCAAAACTATCACATCTGCGTCTTTACAAAGTTCGGATACATTTTTATTCCAATCATTTGCACCGCCACAAGAAAAAGCAGCGTATCCTTTTTTAACTAAAGTATTAACGTCCTTTTCCCCTTCTGGAATAAATACTGGTTCTTTTCTCTCAATGGCCCGCTTTATACTGGATATGCTTCCATATACTGCATTAAACGTTTTCTTGTTCTTTCCGTTTAAGCCATAAGCAAAACGCTCATTACTCAAGATTCCGAAAAGCATTTTCTTACCTTCTAATCGTACTTTTGTATAAGCATAATCACCATTAATGGAAGCATAATTGTACACAGCCTCGATTTTTCTTTTTTCACGATTCTCTATGTACACTCGCCATCTTTCCTTTGGCAATCCATCTCCGTAAAATAAATCTGACATTTTTAATCCTGCTGCAATAACAACTTCCTCAGTACTACATCCAGCATGACACTTAATCAATGCTCGATCATTACCATCTGTAAGTGTTAAACTAGCCTCTCTATCTGCATGTGCCGGACAAATGCATTGTGCTTTGCCTGTCCCGCGTTTCCTAACTTGAAAGTGCGATAAAATCCTTTCAAAAGTCAATTCTTATCACCTTCCAACTCTTCCAAAAGTTCTCTTGCACTCTCCAAAGCCCGCAAAGTATTCTCTCCTCGATTCTCAAGTGTGCGAATAAACTTCCGGATTTCCATTGTGTCTCCTGCTGCCGGAAGATAATATCCTCCAGGCGGAGTAGTACTTGATAATATGACCTTGCCAGCCTTGCGTTCTGCTTCGATCTGTTTTTGAAGCATCCGAACACTGGAAAAATGGCATTTCACAGTAAGGCACTCCGGTGTCAGTGCATTTTCTTTACCCGGCAGCAGGTTTTCATATACTCCCATAGAATCACCGCCTTACTCAGAAATTTCGTCCAGATATTTTCTGATTTTTGCTACATTCCACAAAACGCGTCTTCCTACATAAATCTTTGCTCCTGCTGCCACTCCAATTTCTGTTGCGGTTTTAATACCTGCGTGCGTTAACGCCTGAAGCCCTGCGGTATCGACTGTTAAATCATTAAATGATACATTATGTTCGTTTGTTTTCATCATGCTTTCACCTCATATTCGCTTCGTCTTATTAACTGTTTACTATTTACAAGTCTAATTGTATCTGATATGATATAGGTAAACAATTACCTATTTATTACTCGTGTTTGGAGGAATTTGACGTGAGAACAAGTAATAATATACCTGTTATTGAACATGAAGATATAATAAACATTTTTACAGAAAATTTAAGAACAAAACGCAAGGAGAAGAAATACACACAAGAACAATTAGCTGGCATGCTTGGTGTGACAGTTAAAACATATAGATCTTGGGAACAAGACACATTACCTAAAACCATCGATTTAATCAACTTATCTATTATTCTAGGATGTGATATAGATTATTTGTTAGGGCGTATAAATACAGACACGCATTTTAAAGCATATATTGATAGAACTTATGCTCTTTCACAGCAATCATTTGACAAATTATCTTTATTGCATATTTTTTTAACTGAAAAAAACAACAATATGCATAAGGAAATAGCCGTTGATTGGAAATATATATTGGACTATCTAATCACTACTGAAAAAGGGAATCTTCTTTTGGATCAAATAAGGCAATATGCAACTTCAAGTGATTCAACTAGCAAAAAATACTGCTATCATGCACTACTAATAGGAAAAGAGCAACATGGATATAATAAAATCTCAAATTTGAACACCTTATCTGATATCATTTATTCGTTAAACGATTTGAAAGGTTATATGCAATCTATAAAAGGCGAAAAGAATCGTGCCGTATTCCTAAATCCAGCAACTGCCTTTTTTGAAGTTAATGCCTTAGATCAAAAAGAATTTCCTGAGCAAAAACGTTTTTAAAATAATATTTTATCAACAAAAAGCACCCAATACCAATTAAGGCGTTGAGTGCTTTTATTACGTAAACATTTTTATTACATAAAAAACCTAATTTTAAGAAACTGACTTCACAATATTATAACTGTTAATTATTTGTCCTTTTTATCATTAGTCGGAATTAAAGGAGGCAAAATTAAAGGTACTTGTCCAAAAGAAGCCGTTATTTGAGCAATCATAAGCGTAATTCGACTCATTAGTTCATTAATAACAAAATCTCCGTTTTCTCTAAACTCTTCCGCCAAATTAAGTTGACTCCAATCAAATGCTTTCATCTTATCTTCTTTAAAATAGAGTTTAGCACCAAAGGCAACTTTCATAGAAAATATACTTTCAGGTTCAAATTCTAAAGCTCTCGTCACAACAAGCTTTATTCCTTGATTTTCAATCAATTGCGCATTAATATTATCAGTACAATTTAAAGAACAATCTGTAGTAATATTTGTTTCTAACCTAGAATACGATATATCTTCCAAAAAAATATCATGCTTATTTTCAAAATATCCAGAAAAATTATTAATCATTTCTTCTCCTTTTATTGCCTATACTCCATATTTATATTATTCTTTTTACCATTCATCATATTAGGCAAACCAGATGCTCCCAAAGTAATTCCGTTCAAAAGAGCAACTGCATAATTATGATTACATTCATTTAATAATTTAGAAACTGTTTCCTTTATAACTACCTCATTTTGCGTGCCTTCACTTAAATACGCTTGAATAGCATTTTCTACCGTTTGATTTAAAGACTCTCCATTTTTAAATGCAACCATGGCTAATTTTCTATGTAATGACGGTTTAATTCTAACATTGAATGTTCCTTTATATTCTTTATCTGGCTCTTTTCCCACTTCTTCACAAAATGATAAATAATCATCAACAGCATTTTGAAACTCTTTTTCAATCATTTGGGCATCCGTGCTTTCAAAATCAACATAATCATTAATTCCTTCTATTTTTCCTCTTAACACACATGCATCTGAATCAAATTCAATCTTTGTATGATATCCTTTATATTCCAGAACACTATCTTTCAT